CCGGACCACGCCCGAGCCGGATTGAACAGCTCGAGCTTCGTCCACGGCGCGAACCCGGCGAGTTTGGTGACCGGCACCGCCTCGATGGGCGACGCGAGGAGCCACGGCCGGTCGGTCAGGCAGACGAAGCGGACCGGCGGATCCGCCCAGCGCGTGACCATCCCATGCAGCCGGCGCACGTACTCCGCCGTGTAGGGATACTCGCCCTGCACCCACACGCACGCGACGGTCAGTGACGGGTCAGGATGACGGACCATTCCCGCTCCGGGATCTGCCGCACCACCGAGGGCGGCGGGTGCACGTCGAATCCGGCCTGCCGGAGTCGCTGCTTCCACCAGGCATCCGGCTTGATGATGAGATGCGCGTTGCGCCCATCGGCCAGCACCTTGTTCGTCTTCTTCGTGGAGATGACCGCGAAGACGACCTTGTGCGCCAGACTTCTGATGTGCTCGAGCACGGCCGCCAGTCGGTCCTTCTCGATGTGCTCGAGCACGTCGGTCACGTTCACGAAGTCCGCCGGCGCGGGCAGCTGGTCCACGCCCGGCATGGCCGGGTCGTATTCCGCGATCTGGATGTCGCCCAGATACGGCGACGCCCGGAGCGCCTTCGCCAGACTGCCTTCGCCGCTGCCGTAATCCAGGATGCTGCGCGCGTGATAGGCCATCGCAATCTGCAGCACGATGCCGGCCCACTTATCACCGCGCCCGCCGTACCCACGCGGCGCGTCGTGCAGGAGGCGCTGCATCTTGAGGTAGCCGGGCGAAATCAGATCATCCAGAGCCACCATCAGACGAACGCCTCCAGCGGCTGGCGCTCGAAGCCCGGCACGCGCGAGATCGGCGACACGTTCACGATGCGGACACCCTTCGCCTTGGCGTCCTCGGCCAGCGACGGCAGGACCGACAGGTGCCGCTGAAAATCCGACTCGGGCGGATTCGGCAGGTAGTGCGGCCATTCCCCGTTAAACCAGCGCCCGCCGACCATGTCGTAGCCGAGCACGACGATCTCGGTGCACCCGAACAGGATGGCCAGGTTGATCGCGCTCGTGCCGGCGTCGTAGCCCGCCACCATCGTCGGATTGGTGCTCCAGGCGGTGTGCTCGAGGGTGCGCCAGACGCGTTTCGCGTGCGGCGGAAATACCTCGTGCCCGCGGCCCCGCACCACGATGTGGTCCCCGCGAAATGCCCGCAGGAGCGGCGGCGCCACGTCGGCCGGTCGTTCGCCGGCGAAGAACAGCACGTCCGCATCGGGACGAAGCAACACGCCGTGCTTCACCGCAATCACGCGGCCGTTGAGATGCGGCACGACGGCGCGCTGCGCCTTCACGCTCTCGCCGCCGCAGATCACGAAGCACCGCTCGCCGGTCCACACGCGCGGGACTGACCAGAGCGCCGGCGGCGTCCAGGTGGCGACGGTCATGCGACCGCCTTGTCGCGCTCGGTCACGATCATCGGCTCCCCCTTCAGATGCTTCTTCCAGAAGAGGCCGAGGTGCCCGAGGTCGATCGCCTGCACCCCGTGGGCGCACAGGTCGACGGCCATCACCGTCGCCGTCGGACCTAGGCACAGCAGCGCGCGCGTCGGCCGATGCGCCATGACCTGGGTGAACAGATCCCGATACGACCGCCACGCGTTGACGGCCGGCCCGACCACCTCGGTGACGCGCGCCGCGCCGCAGAGGTCCCCGGCGGTGAACGACCGCGCGCCCCCGCGCACGAGCAACACGTCCTGCCCGAGCCAGAGCTGTGCGAGCGTGCCCCAATAGGTCGGCGTGTCAATCCAGGGCGCGGAATCGGGACGCGTGACGAACGCGCTGGCGTACTCCCGCTCCTTGAGCAGGCCGACATGCCGCGCGAATGGCTGCCAGAAGGCCGCCTTGGGCGTCTGGGCGCGCAGATTCGGGAGGCCGACGAGGCAGTGCCCCGACGATCGCAGAATGCCTCTCAGGCGCCCACGGAGCGCCGGATCGGCCTCCTGCGCCTTGGCAGGCACCCCATCGCACAGATGCAGCTCGCCATCGCCGTAGCGCGCCAGGCTCCGCCCGCTGAGGACCAGGTCGAGCGTGTCCATCTCGCTGAGGACGGTCGGCCACTGGGTCATGCCAGGGCCTCCCGGAGCGGCTGACAGGGGAAGTGCTCGAGCGCCGTGCGGCGCGTGCAGTTGATGACGGCCACGCCGGCGGCCTTCAGCGGCGCGACCATCTGGCCGAACTGCTCGCGAAACAGCCGGTAGGGCGATCCGCCGCGCAACGGCCGCGGATGATTCCCGAAGAAATGCTCCGGCATGCCGGCGCGCGACACCCCCATGTCGTAGCCGAGCAGCAGGATGCGCGCGGCGCCGAAGTGCACGGCCAGGTTGACCGCCGCCGCGCCGGAGTTGCAGCCCGTCTTCAGGCCCGTGGGGTCGGTTTCAATCCCGGCCGCGCCCGTGCTGCGCAGGACGTGCACATCCGGCCACTTGCCCACGGCCGACCGCGAGAGGCAATACTTCAGCCCGGTGAACGACGGCACGCCGTGATGCACGCGCCACCACTCGGTGTCGCTCGCCATCAAGGCGGCGGCGAAGGGGGCGTAGCGATACGCATCGTTCACGGCAATCACCGTCGCTCGACCCTCACAGAACCGAGCATCGTCCTCGGTCAGACTCGGCCCTGACGCGAGACAGACCACCGTGCCACCCGGGCACAACCTGGGGACGACCACCACCGGCATCGGAGGACGCTGCGCATTCCGCCGACGAGCCTGCGCGACGGTCATCAATAGCCCGACCTCCCCTGCGGCCCCTGGTCGCCTTTCGGCCCGCGGTCCCCCGGATCGCCCTTGATCCCCTGCTTACCTTCGCGGCCCGCCTTGACGGCCAGGCGCCACCCGGTGGGCCCCTCGCCGGGCTTCTCGCTCGTCTCCCGCTGGGCGATCCAGAACGACCCGGCCCACGTCACGCCGTCGCCGGCCTGATATGTCTGGCCGGTCTTGTAGACGCCGCGATCGAGCACCACCGGGAAGGTCAGCGTACCGCCGGGCACCAACTCGCCGGTCGCCTTGAAGACACACTGCACCGTCCGGAAGTCCTCGGCCTGTCGGAGCTCGATGCCCTCGAGCGAGCCGTTCAGCCCGGGCGCCCCGTCTGTGCCGTCGAGTCCGTCTCGCCCCGGGGCGCCGGCGTCACCGTGGGGGCCCGCCGGCCCCGCGGGTCCCTCCGACCCTGGCGGGCCCGGCGCACCAGGCGCCCCCGCCTCACCAGGGAGACCCGGGTCACCGGGGGGACCAGCCGGCCCCCGCTCGCCGGCGCCGCCGGCGGGCCCAGCGTCCCCGGGGTCGCCCTTCGGCCCACGGTCGCCCGGGTCGCCCTTCGGTCCAGGCATCCCGTCGCGGCCATCCCGCGGCCCGAGCGCGACCTTGGCTTCGAGCGCCGCAATGCGGACGAGCAGCGGCGCGACCGCGGCGCGAATCGCCGCGACGATCAGTTCCGCTCGAGCTTCAGGATCACGGTGCATAGTCGAGCGCTGCGACTTTCGTCCAGAGGGCGGTGGCGAATTTCGCCTCGTCGCCGTCGTCGCCCTCATCCGGAGCGGGCGCTGGCGCCGGCGACGTCGGCGGCACCGGAATGTCCCGTTCCGCCAACTGCCGGATCGGCCAGTACTGCTGCTGGAGATACGGCGTGTCGCCGCCCTCGACGGGCTTCTGATTCACGCGCTTGCGGGCTTCGTTTGGCGCGGCAATGCCGGCGCCCACGCCCGCCGCCAGCGTCGTGACCATCGTGGCGCTGTCCATCCGGAGGAGATCGTCGAGGTCGAACTCGGTCCCGAGCGTGCGCCCTTCGATCTTGCCGGCCGTCAGGCCCAGGCCTTCATCCAGGAGCAGCTCGATCGACTCGATCAGCTCCTGCAGACACTGCGAGTAATACGCCTGGGTGAGCGCCTCGATGTTGTTGTAGGCCGGCGGCGGCGCCGCACCGACCAGGTAGGCCGGCACGTGATAGGCCGCGGCCACCGCTTCGGCCGTCTTCTGCCACTGCTCGACGACCTGCGACTCCTGCGCCTTGAAGGTCATCGGTTCGAACTTGAGCCCGTCACCGAGCACCGCCGTGCGGCCGCGGTTGTCCGTGCCGTAGTTCGTTTCCCAGGTTTCCTTGATGCGGTCCGCCACCTCCTGGCTGATGGCGCCAGGGGCGGTCAGGATGCCGCCCGGTGTCGAGTTGTTCTCAAAGAACAACGCCGAGTCGGTCTGAATCTTGAGGCCGAGCGTCGCGGCCAGACCGCACGCGTGGATCGGCGACAGGCCGCAGAGCGGGTGATACAGCGCGTGCATCGTGTCGTGGATGATCTCGCTGGCCGGCGCGGTCCGCTGCTCCGGCAGCAGCGCCAGATCATCCCGAATCAGCTCGTAGTAGACCTCGCCATTGGGCGCGACGAGCACCCGCACGCGGGTCGGGTCGAGCACGTAGAGCGCCGACACGTTCGTGCGCTCGTTGCGCTCCTTCAGCACGTAGGTGTTGCCGTAGACGAGCTTCGAGGTCAGCCAGCCCTTGAAGAATTGGATCCGCGTCTGGAAGTGATTGGGCTTGCGCAGCACCGGCGAGTAGGCCGGCGAGTCGGTCTCCGTCCAGATCCCATCGCGGTCCAGTTCGACGAGCCGCAGGCGCATCTTCGCGATGTCCGACGCGATGAGGCTGATACACGCGAACACGGTCGGGTGCGTGAGCACGTTCGCCAGGCGCACCTCGACGTTGTCCTGCCAGGCGCCCGGCCACGCTTCCCGCACGACCGGAAACCAGCCGCCCATCCAGCTCCCGGACGTCGTCGTCGGCACCGGCGAGAGCGACGGCACCGCCTTCGTGCGCTGGATGGTCAGGCCGAAGAGCTGCATCAGCCCTCCGCCTGCAGATCGCGCCGGCGATAACGCCGCTTCGATCGCGGAGGCGACGGCGCCGCGGACGCCGGCTCGACGTAGTCGGCCTTGCCGGCATATTTGAGGGCGAGCGCTTCGACGGGACCGGCCTCGATCCGATCGCCTGGGCGCAGGGCGCGCCCGTGGAATTCGAACGCGACGCGGACGGACATGGGCACGAGCTGAATCATGGGCAGGACCGAAAACCAGGACGCGGCGCCTCGACACCACGAGGCCCCGCGTCCCGTCAAACGGGCGACCTACGCCGCCCAGTTCACGCCTTCCAGATACGCCACCGCCTCGACGCGCCGCCGCGCCCAGTTGATGTAGCGCTCGGCGCGCAGCGCGACGCTGTTGGTTTGGAACATCGAGACGACTTGCGTGGGCACCGGCGCCAGCGGCGATCCGGACGCGCTCGCATTCGTCGGCGCATCGTCCATCTGCAGCGACGCCTCCCGGCTGGCATCGATCACCACCTGGCCGTCATCCGACAGGTAGATGTCGGACGCGTTGACCAGGATGACGATGTGATTGTCCGGGCTGCCCGACACGGCGACGTGCTCGGAGACGATCACCGGCAGCCCTTCGAAGGTCCCGCCCATCATCGTGATGGTGGGGAATTCCTTCTGGCCGAGCGCGTTGCGCATCAGCGAGAGCTGCAGCGCCGTCGTGGCCGACATGATCCAGACGCCATTGGCCGGCGTCAGATTGGCCGCGATGAACGTGCTGAAGATCGCTGCGATGTCGGCGCGCACCGCCGCCGCATCGGTGCCCGACGAGGCGATCGGCGAGATGCCGTTGGTGATCGAGGCCGGCGACACGTTCGCCACGGCGGCCTTGTTCGGGTTCACGAAGTCGATGTCGAGCCGCGCCACGAGGGCGCCGCGCAGCGCATCGCGCACCAGGGCCTCGGCCGACGGCGACGAGAACCGCACGAGCTCGTCACTGAGGACCGCGATATTGGCGACCTTCGCCCAGGTGAGCAGCGTCGGCGCGAAGTCGAAGGACGTGAGCGGCTTCGGCTGCCCCTGGCCCACCCAGTACCCCTCACCCCCGCTCGTCTGACCGATGATGCGGATGTTGAACGGCACCGGCCGCAACGCGGGAATCCCGTTGGTGCCGAACTTGCCGATGATGGTCGCCGGGCGCAGGTACTCGATGAAGTCGCCGGTGAAGTTCGTGTAGTCGACGAGCGCCCCGGCCCACTGCGGGTCGGTCGTGGTGCCCGCCGCGACCGCCGACTTCAGCACGGTGGCGATGCGCGTCATGTCGGGGTACCGGGCCTTGGCGATCTCGACCGCCTGCGACGTGTTGCCTCGGGCCGCCGCGAGGCACATGACGTACCGCGCGAACTCGATGCCGGGCGGCAGCGTGTCCTTCACGGTGATGACGGGCGTGCGCGAGGCCGCGCCCTGCTCCGGTGTGCCACCCGTGACCGGCGCCGCCATCTGCCGGTTCGTCTGCTCGAGCGCGCGCAGGTCCACGAGCTCGTCGTCGATGGCCTTGATCTCCTGCGTCAGCGTCTCGAACGACTCGCGCTCGGCCGCGTCCTTGGTGCGCCCTTCGCTGGACGCCTTCTCCTGCAGGCTGTCGCGCTCGGCGACCTTCGCAGCCCGCGTGTGCTCGAAACTCGTGATTTGTTCGGCGTAGGGTTTCATCGCACTGCCGTGTCCTCGTGACCCCGGAGCGCCGGGTAGAACTGAGACGACGCGGCGGCCCCCAGGCGCGGCGGCCGACGTGTCGCATTGCTTGACGGTTTGAATGGAGGCGTCCGCGTTCGCCGGAATCGTGACGGCCGACAACTCCAGCCATTCCCACGCCGGAAAGCGCAGGCCGCTCGTGCCCTTGATGGGTTCGGGGTCCGCGGTCGGACGAAACCCCACGCTCAGGCCGCGCACCAGGCGGGCCTTGATCAGCGCCCAGATTTCATCGATCCGCGGGAGGACGTTCTTCGCAATCTGCGCGCGAATCTCGATGCCGCTGGCGGACACCTTGGCGGCCAGCACCTGGCCGATCGGTTCGTCGGCGCGGTGCTGCCAGAGCAAGGGCAACGGCAGACGGAACTCGGCCCCTGTGGGCTCCAGCACGTCACCGACCCGATCGGTCAGCGGCGAGCTGGCGATCCCGGCGATGATGCGCTCGTCATCATCGATGCTTTTGATGTCGAGAAGGGAATAGGCGCGATCCACGCTGCCTGCCACGGTGGCAGGTTGGCGCAAAATCGCCTATTTATTAGGAGAAAAATCCTACGTCATCCGCAGCATCAGCCACGAGCGGACTAGTGCGGCGACGGATTTCTCCTCTCGCTTCGCGATGGTGACCAGGCGGTCATGGAAGGACGCCGGGACATAGGTCGACACGCGTGACCCATCACGTTCGTCGACGCACACCGTCCGCGGGCGACCGCGACGACGCATCAGCACGGTCACCGTGGGCTCGCCAGGGGGAGTCTTCGCCATCGGGCTACCTCCGCAGCACCAGCACCTGATACTGCGGCGGCGGCGCCAACGCCCCCGCCGCAATCGCATCCGTCCGCGCTTCTGAACTCAGGACCGCCGCCACCGCCGCGTCAATCTTGAACGGGGAATCCGGTCGGTCTTTCTGAATCGTCCAGAGCGCTTCCCCCTGCTCATCTCGCACGCCCAACAGCCGCTTGTGCGCGTGGCCCAGATGCCGCGTCAGCCCCGCATCCCCGGCGTGCGACACGCTGCCGTCGATCAGGGCGTTGCGGTAGGCCCTGACGGCGTAGCCCATGACCTTGGGCCGGTTCGTCCACCACTCCGTCACGCGCTCCTTGCCGTAGGTGCCGATCCAGGTCGCGACGGTTTCCTCCCAATACGGCGGGTCGGCGTAGAACCGCCGCACCTGGTAGGTCTCGAAGGCGTGCGCCACGGCGGCGTCCACGTCCGCCTTCGGCACTTCCCAGGTCTTGACGAACTCGGGCCGCTCCCAGAGCCCGAGGACGAACTGGAACCCGGAGTCCATCTCCGTGCCGATGAGCGCGGTGGAGTCGTAATACCGCGCCCCATCAAAGCCCAGCGCAATCGCCGCGCCCTTCGCCACCACGCGCCCCGGCTGCGCCAGCGCCGCCCACCGCGTCATGTCGAACGCTTTCTCTGAACTCTGCACGAGCCGATTCAGCCAGACGCGCTCGAGATACGCCGGGTCGGCCGTGGGATCCTGCCACTGCTCCACGATCGTGCCGATGTCGGACCAGCTCGCCACCGGCCCCGACGCTTCGCGGACCGCGGCCGTCAATCCGGCCTTCGTGCTCAGGTCGTGGCCATCGCTCGCTTGCCGGTGGAAGAAGAACAGCCGCGGGTCTTGAATCTTCCCGTCGGCAATCTGCCGCGCATACTGCATCGTGTCCTCGGCGATGCTGCCTTCCCCTGGGGCCGGGGCCGTCGTCGTCTCCAGACTCCAGGCGTCGGCCTTCATCCGCTTGGGAATGTTCGCCATCATCGTCCGGTGCGCCGCCTTGAGGCGAGGCAGCACCATCCGATGCACTTCATCGAACACCTGAAACGTGGTCCGTGCGCCGTCGGTGCCGTTCGGGGACGTCGCGAGCGGCACGCACTTCCCATCGCCACCCTTCCGCATCACCCGCTCCAGCCCGATGTCGAAGTCGTTCCCGAGCGCGCAGTTCTCCAGGATGACCCGCACCGCGCCGTAGCACAGCTCCTCGACCTGTTCCTCGGTGTAGGCCACCATCGGGATGTACGGGTCGGTCACGCCCCGACCGATCGGCCGGCCCTTCCGGTCGAACCCGTCGCACCGCACCGGGCCGTGGGGATGCAACTCGCAAATCGCAATCCACGCGGCCAGCTCGGTCTTCGAGCTCCCCTTGCGCAGCGAGATCGCCACCCGCTTAAACCGCCGCCGGCCCGCCTGCGAGTGGCCCTTCGGGAAGACCTCATACATCCGGTAGACGAGGCCACGCTTCTCGTCGTCCAACTGCGCCGGCTCACCCCGCAGATCGCCTGGCCCGTGGACCAGATGCGCCTCGATGAACTGGCAGACGTGCGGGCCGAGTGTCGGCCACGGCGTGTCTTCCAGCTCGGGGACGGACAGCACGCTCATGTCACCGCCCGCAGCACGCGTCGCGGATCGCGGGTCGCCGTCCCAGCCGGTGCCGGCATCCTCTTGGTGCGACGGCGCTCCGCTTCGGACACCTTCTCGATTTGCCACTGTAACCGACGCCGATCCAGTGGCGTCAGCCCAAAACATTGCCTTTGAAGTCGGATTTCCGCCGCCAGCGCGACCTCGCCGTAGTTGAACCGATCCACGAGCTGCGCCACCAACAGCAGCCCCGGCACGTCGGCCGCGATGAACTCCGACGCCATCGGCGACTCCCACACCTTCGACCAGAACCAGACGGTGTCTGGGTGCCACGCCGGACCGTCAGGCCCACGCCGCGGCAGCGGCGGCCGCCGGACCCGCCTGGCCCCACTCGCCAGCGTCAAGGTCGCCGCCGTCGTCACGCGATTCGTCCGCTGCCGCAGCTTCGGATCTTTCGGAGGAGGTCCGGGCATCTCGACCGGCCTTTCTAGCCCTGCTCACCAATCCACATCTCGTAGAGAACGTTTCCGACCTCCGACACGGTTTTTGGACGCCCTCGATGGACCTTTCGGCTCACCCCCCCGGGGTCCCCCCGTGCTGCCGTCGCGTCTTGGCCGCGTGACACGCCGCGCACAGCAACTGGATACGCTGCGGGTCCTCGACCGCGGCCCGATGCTGCCGCTCGTGCGGTGTCAACGGGGGCTCATGGTCATGGTGCAACGAGTCGAACGTCAGCACACCGTCCGCCTTGCATCGGCTGTCACTCGTCTGAGGTCCGGTCGGCAGCGTCGCCCCACAGACGGGCGGGATGTCCTGCTCGAGCAGGAGGTTTCGGAAGTGTGGCTTGAATGTGTTGTGCCAGTGTGACGTGAAGCCACGCTGATGCGCGGTGCCTCGGGTGCGCTCCTTGGCCTGGGCGTGCGCGGGGCAGCGACCGCGTGTGACGAGGCGAGGGCAGCCGCGCTCCAGACAGATCGGCATGGTGTCAGAGTTCAGGAGTCATGGGAACAACGGCGCCCGCGGGTCATCCAGTGCATCGACCTCACGCAGCCTCGGCGGTCTCGGCGGTCGCACCTTGAGCCCGCGTTCGACGTGACCGCCCTCGGCCACGGTGACGGCGACGGCCAGGGCGGACCAGACATCGCCCGTGACGCCGTAGACCCTGCCTGGTGCCTTGCGGGTGCCGGGCTGACCGAACCGATCGATCAGCGCGGCGCGGATGTTGGGGTCCTTCGCGCGCATCGAGCGACACAGGTGCATCTTGACCTCGCCGCGTGGCACACGCGCCACGCCGGCCGCGTCGTACGAACACCAGGCCTCGGCGAAGCGGCCCGACCAGAAGACGGTCTCAAAGACGTCTTCGCCGACCGCCATCCCGAACGATTCGATTTTCTCGATGCAAACCTGGTCGACCCATCGCCCGCCGCGGTTCTCTGCGGCGACCCGGTAGATCCTGGCCAGCACGGTCTCGTTCGCCTCCTTGGCGTGCTCGAGGAGAGGGCGCTCGAGCACGTTGCGGCGGGTCATGGGGTCGCGTTCGTGCACGTAGAGCACATACGCAGACGCGGTCGGTCCCGGGTCGATTGCGAGCAGGCGGGTCATGACGCGGCGTGCTCCTCGTCGGCGGTGACCAGCGCGGTGTCGCGCTCGCCGCTGACGTCCTCGCCGGGACAGTCGCTGCCGATGCGCAGACCCGGCACCCAGAAGTCGACCGGATGCGCCTGGAGCATCATCCCGCACAGGGTGCAGTGCTGGCGCTCTTCGCCGGGCGGCGGGTCGTCGGCGACGTGCATCGACGCGAGGACCGCCGGCAGCGCGACGTTGTGGAGCTGCGTCGCGTCGAGGATCGCGGCCTCGGATCGCTTCACATACTCGGCGAGCTCGTGACGCTGCGCGTGCGCCAGCGCGTCAAGCTGCTCGCGCGTGAGGATCCAGCCGAAGCGCTTTAGGCGCTCGATCAGCGCCGGCGTGTTCGCCTCGCGGTCGGCCTGCAGCATCGCGTTGCGGTCGGCCTCCTGGTCGGCGACAGAGAACGGCAGCGACGGCTGTCCGGTGCCGCTGCTGATCTCGGCGACGAGGGTCTGCAGGCGCGTGTTCGCGGCGTCGACCTCGGCCTGCGCGCGCTTGCGGCGATCGGTGGCGCGCGCGAGCTCGGCGTTGGCGGCCTCACAGCGACGCAGCGCCTCGCGGAGCCGTTCGCGTTCGTCCTCGTTGACGCCGGGATGAAGCGCCGGCGGCGGCTCCGTGGCCTGCTCTTGCTCGAGGATCTCGGCAGCCTGGGTGATGACGGTTGGCGCGGCCTCGACGGGCGGATCCTCGACGGGCGCGGGGTCCTTCGGATGCGGCACGGTGTGCGAGCGGGGCTTGCGGCGCCGCGCGTGCCGCTCGGCGTCGCGGTCCTTCCCGTTGGGGTTGCTCGTCCTGGTGGTCATGCGGTGCGGCTCCTCTCGCGTCGCGCGCTGGTGCGCTCACGGTCACGCGAACGCTGATACGTGCTGTTGGTCGGACGGCAGGGGCACACGGCCGCGTAGCCATGCGTGAAGGCTTCCTCGGCCTGGTCACAGCGGGGTCGACCACAGCGGGCCGTGGCGGTGCATTCCAGGCTCTGCCAGCCGGTGTCGTCGCAGTCCTGACACTCTGCGCGCCAGTGCTGTTCTCGTCCCAGCTGGATGGTCTCGCGCAGCCGACGATCGCGCCCGATCTGGTCCGCAACCTGGTGCCAGGTGCTCGCGCTCGGAGGCCACTCGCCGCCCGCACCGCGCCTGAGATCCAGGGCGGCGGCCGCGACGTCGTGCGGGTCGCAGTCGCTCAGGGTGGCCCAGTACGCGCGGCCCATCTCGACCGTGACGGTCTGCCGCCAGCACAGGAAAAATTCGCGGAGGGTGGTCTTGAACCACTCCGGCAGGGGGGGCGCGGCGGCGATTACATGGCCTTCCACATCGCCTCCTCTGCCTCGGTTTTCTGCCAGGATTCAAACGCCCGACGCCAGAACTTTACGCCGTCCAGCGGGATGGTTTTCCCGTGCCATTCGTCCATGACGCGCCCGTACCACGCGCGTAACTCGCGGTCGTTGGCGTCCTCATCGCCGCCGAGATTTTGCCGGAATTCGGCGTGCAGGAACGCCGGGACGCAGGGCCGGCCGCAACTCGCGTGGGCTTTATGTGAGCCGATCGAGAGCGCCCCGCGCCGTGTGTCTGCCGCCGCAGGCGGCCTGTTCGACGAAGACACACTGGGGGGAGGAGTACCTCTGCTGGGATCCGGATCCGGATCTGGGGACGGGACGGGATCGCGATCGCGCCGCGCGCCCCCGCGAGGGGGAACTGGTTCCGAACTAGTTCCTATTTGGTTCTTGGGAACTAGTTCTGAACTAGGTCCTATTGGGCTCTCAGAACTAGGTCCGACTTGGTTCTCATCGAGAAGAACCATCCGAGCTTGCTTGGGTGTCCGATCTCCCTTCCGGTTGTTGCAGCCGCGACAGGCGACGACGACGTTGCTCATCGAGTTGTCGCCTCTGGGCACGACGTGATCGAACTGCCCGCCGCCTGGGCCGCGACGGTCGGTCCAGTTCACACGCTCACCGCAATAGCGGCAGCGGTCCTGATCGCGCGTGCGAATCGCGACGACGAGGTCAGGGTCGCTGTAGAGGGACTTCCGTTTTCGGTCCCACTCCCGCTTCTCCTTGACCTCCTGGGACGTGGGGTTGTAGTGCCCGTAGTCGTGGATCTGATAGCCGCCCTCGACGGGTTCCCAGAGGCCGACGGTGGCGAGTGCGCGGGCGACCTGCTGCGGCGCCGGGTCGGTGTAGAGCTTGGCGACGATGCGCGCGGAGAGGAAGCCGTCGGTCAGGTTGCGCGCGGCGTAGCAGAGGCCCTCGACATACACGGCGATGGCGCGGCTGACGCCGAAGCGGCCGAGGGCGCGCGCGGCCTCTTCGATCTTGCGATGCTCAGGAAAGGCGTCGTCGAGTTTGACCCACATTCCGTTGTGGCTCCATTGGTCTGACCAACGCGGACAGATTCAGCCGATCCTTCTGACGCTCTCGTCGTCCTCGCTGTAAATCTCGATCCCGGGAATCGCCCCGGTGCTCTTCATCGCGCGCACGTAGGCGCCGACCTTCGTCTCATCGACTTTGAGGTACTCGCGCGGGACGAGCGCCTCGTCCACGACGCGGAACCGCCAGACCTTGCGCGCGCTGATGCCGGCGACCTTCGGCGTGCTGTCGGGCAGGACGACGGCCGGCGGCGGCGCGGCGATCGCGCGCTCCAGGACCTGCGCTGCCTGGGCGACCTGGCCGCGGTCCTCGAGCTGCTTGGCTTTGGCGGCCGCGGCCTCTTCCGCGCGCCGCTTCTCCGCGTCGGCGAGGCGGCGTTCCTCGTCGCGGCGGCGCTGGTCGTCGGCGGCCTTCCAGGTGACGCGCTCGCGTTTGAGGCGGGCGATCTCCTGGGTGAGGGGCGTCAGGACCTCGCGCTCGCGGTCGCAGAGGACTTTCCAGGCTTTGTGTGCGGCGTCGCGGAGCGGGCGGAACCAGTCGGCGATGCGGCGTTCGGCGGTGGCGAGGCGGACGAGCTCCTGGCCGGCGAGGGCGTAGGAGGCGGGGTCGAGGACGGCGAGGCCGCGGGCGGCGGCGAGGGCCGGGGCGATCTCGGACTCGATCGGGCGCGTGTCGACGGGCGGCGCAGCGGCGGCTGCAGGGGGCATCTATAGTTCTCCCCGGTCGAAAGCTGAGTTACGACCTCTAGCCTCAATCTCGTACGCACTGTTCATTGATTCGTGGTCTCTGTAAATTCGGCACTCTTCCGAATAGATAACCGTCTTTGGGATAGGAACGACAACAGTTGGGCTTCCACAGAACCATTCGTAGAGCTGAACAAGAACCATGTCGCCGTCTTCTGCGATAATTTGGCCCTGGTTATTGATCCGACCGTCCTTGAGGCGGTGAATACACATCCCAATTAACCCGCGCTTCCCTGTTCCATTACGTATGATTGGTGGCTGTCCTTCGGAGGAGCCTTTCAACTGATTGCACGTTCTGCACGCTGTAGTCAGATTACTTATGTGATGACTGCCGCCATTTGAAACCGCGATGATGTGATCTATTTCCAGCTCTGCATCTGTTCCCGGAACGCCGCAGTAGGTGCAGCGAAATCGATCCCGCTTCATCGCGCGGATTCTGACGGCGGCGGTTGGTGCCTCACGCCGGAGTGTCATACGGTGTCGGCCTCGGCGCGTTGTCGGTAGCGTTCGAAGTACTCGGGGAACGCCTGAAGCAGGCGCGCGCGGTTGTCGTCGTCGGCCAGGCGCACGAGCTCTGCGAGCTGTCGGACGAAGGACCCGCCGTAACGCGTCATCGCCTGGACGGTGGCATACAAGGCCTCTGGGGTCATCACCATGTCCGTTTCTGCCGGCGCCGGCGCTCGGTGACGGTCGTCAACGCCGCGCGAAAGACTTCCCAATCCTCGGTGTGGTCGTCGTCGTACGGTTCCACGTGAAACGCCCCGTCCTTCGTGAGCCGCACCGACACGCGCTTCACGATCCCGAGGTCCGGCCGCATCTCCTTCAGGAGCTCCACGTAGGCCGCCAGCTGCAGGTCGGCCGCGACGTCGGCCGGGTCGCCCGTCTTGTAGTCGGCGAGGCACGCGTCCTCGCCGTCCCAGTAGCCGACCAGGTCGACGGTGCCGGCGAGCTGCCAGGTGCGCGAGAAGACGCGGAGCTCGGCGGCGACGACGGAGAAGCCGGCGGTGCGGCGGAAGGCGATGCCGGCCTCGACGTACCCGCGGATGGCGTCCGGGACGGAGTCGGGGTGGAGGTCGTCGTCGGCGAGGTAGTGGAGGGCCTCGTGGACGAGGGTGCCGCGCTCTTGGGCGGCGTCGAGGATGTCGGCCGGGATGCGGGAGAAGTCGAGAAACCCGGCCAGGCGCAAGATGTCCGTGACGCTGGGGACGCGCACGCCGTCGAGCGTGTAGGTGTGCGTCGCGGCGTCGAAGGTGAGCGGATCGCGCGGGACCGTGTGCATGGGCCTCAGAAGCCGATGTCACTCTGGGCCGGCGTGGGATCGTCGGGTTCGTCGCCGGGCTCGCGCTCGCGCGGCGGGGCCTCGACGGCGTCCACCGCCTCGAGCCGACGCCCGAACGGCTCGGCCAGCGTCCACCGCAGCTGCACCCGCGCGCCCCCCTTCGACAGCAGCGTCGCCCGGTCCGCGATCGCCAGGTCGTGCGTGTGATACACGATGCCGCCGGCCACGACCTCGTAGCGCTTCGGGTGCCCTTTCGCGGTCTTGGCTTCCCACAGGGCCGTGACGGTGGCCGTGGCGATGCCCGACGTGGGCTTGCTGGTGTCGGCCGACTTCCGCTCCGGCGCCTGGCCGTTGGCCACGGCCGGGGCGCCCTCCGGCGGGAACGCCTGATCGACGGTCGTGTCGCCTTCCTTGATCGCCGTCGCGAGGCCCTTCAGCGTCGCGAGCTGGTCGAGCGTCACGTCGGCTTCGCCGGTGACGCCGAGTGTGGCGAACACGCGCGCCGGCGGCACGCCCATCTTCTGGAAGTAGGCGAGCATGTGCGCCCGCCGATCGACGAGCGTCTGCGCGTTGCCCACGGCGACCTGGCGGGCCGCGAGGTAGAGCGGCTCCCAGTACGCCTTCGGGATGTTCTTCAGCACGGCGTTCCGGAGCGCGATCGACGCCGCGGCGTTGCCGGTGACGGTGACCATGTCGTCGGAGTACTTGCGGTTGGTCTTCCCGGTGATCTTGCGGCGGACCTCGTAGGCGATCGCGACGTTGCGCTGCATGTCCCAGGACACGCCGCGGCCGGTCACGAACCGATCGTCTTCGTGGACGATGCGGCCCTCGATGCGCATGTGGCCCCAGGCCGAGGCGATGATCTCGGCGAAGCGGGCGGAGGGGCCTTCGATCGTCTTGCCGTCGCGCGGCAGGGCATAGAAGCACTGCTCGGCGATCTGCTCGGTGAGGGTGACCATCTCCAGGGCTTCCTGGTGGAAGGTGCGCAGCGAGCGCGGGAAGCGCTTGGCGGTGGCGACCTGGATGTCGATCTCGCCGCGGGTCTGCGCTTCGAGCATCGAGCCGAGGGGCGCGGTGATCTCGGTGGTGGTGGTGTCGAGCTCGAACGGCTCGGCCGTGGTGGACATGAGAACGGGCCTCCTCTTATGTGGATTTCAGTTGGCGGCGTTCCGCCTTACCAGTTGATCTCTGTGACGTCAGGAGTCACGGGCGCGGACTCCCATGTATTTTGCGGAGCGCCCTCGTCCGAGCGCCACCATCGTCGAACCAGCTCGCGGTACTCTTTGACGGAAATCACTTCGAGCTTCCTGGTTCGCACGTTATACCAATCAAGATCCGCATCAGCACGGGGGCGGACACACCACACCGTGTTGTAGTCCCGCCGCGCAAGCGCCTTCAATAGATCGGCCTGGCCACGATTGATTTTCTCCGCCTGTCTTTTGAACTCCTGATACAAAAAGCGATCTGTCGCGCCGTCATGCGTGCATGCATCAATGTCCGAGAAAGAACTGCCTCGATGACCAATGCCCGATAGGAGGCGGTCGAAGTAGTTGCTCAGCCGATCGGGGTCGTTGCGCCGCTGCGTCATGCTGTGCGAGCGAACTGATCCAGTTCCGCGCCGAATGCGGCCCACCCAGGTCGTTGCTCGCGAGCAAACAGCTCACACTTCCGGCCGACGCAGAGCACGTCCACAAGTGCAAAGAACTCGTCTGGCTTCCGCGAGTGTTCGCGGAGAGGCCCCCGAAGGAACGTCGTCTGATTCGTCAGGTTCACCGCGGGACGGCCGCGCACGGCCATCAGGCAATGCTCGGTTTGCCCGCGCAACCAATCGCCCGTACCCATCCGATCCTTCACCCATGTGAGGATCGTCTTGACTTCAAAGCCCCACGCGCGCGCCACGGAATACGCCTGCTCCATGAAGGCGTTGGTCGTCCAGAGCCAGAGGATGCAATCGGCTGACGCACGCCCGCCCACGGGCAGCGCCGCGATCTCCTCCACCGTCATCGACGGGTACGGCGCGGCGCCGCGATGCGTCGCATCCTCCGCACGCTTGGCGTAGGCCCAGGGCGGATCGGCGGCGATGACGTCGAAGAGGCCATCGGGCAACGCCGCGGCCGTTTCGATCTTGGCGATCTGCGCGGCCTTGCGCTCGGTTTGGACGATTGCCTTGTGTTCCTTGTCGATCGTCGTCTCACCGCGCCGGAGTTTCTCTTTGACGGCCTCGGGCGCCCGCGCCGCAATCACGCGCGCCTTATCGATCGTGCCCTCGGAGATGCCGGCGGCCTTCGCGATCTCCCTTCTCGTATTGGTTGATGAAAGGTTTGACAAATCTGTCAAACCTTTTTGGCGACCTCTGCCACGAGACAGCCGTTGCTTTGCCTTTGCTCTCGCGGCGATGAGCGGCTCAAGCGTGAGCGCGAGCTCGGCGCGGGCGAAGAGCGTGAGGTTCCGGCGGCCGAATTGATTGCGGATGATCCAGATCTTCGCGTCGGCCCGATCGACACACTCCTGATCGATGACCCGGTACTTGATCTTGTGCGCCGCGCAGATCTCGAAGCGGTTGTGACCGTCGAGCAGGATCCCCTTCCAGAGCACGAGCGGATCCCGGCAGCCATCCCGGCACACGTTCGCCTCCAGCTGCGCGCGCTCGTCCGGCGTCAGCGGCGGAATCAACGATCGGAATTCGGAATCGACCTTGATCACGTCTCACCGCTACTTCGGTTCGATGCGGAGCTCGTCGACGTACTGCCCGTCGGCCGCGAGCTGGAGGCCGAAGGCCGCCCGCCGCGCCTCCACCGTGACCTGGTCGACGCCGATTACCGGATCGCGAACGGCACGCCCGGCGTCCGGCGCAAGCAGTGGAGGCACCGCAGCCGCAGCCGGCCGCCGCTGACCTCCCGCGTGTGTTCGTGCCACCCGAGCAGACAGCGCAGCCATCTCGGCGCGCACACGGCGCCGACGCACGCGATGACGGACCTCATAGGCGATCTCCCGCGCGCCGATCAGCAGCCCGACGGCGACGAGCAGCGCGGCGCCGATGACGGACCAGTCGTAGGGGCTCATGACGCGCGCTCCGGCAGGGTGATCGCCTGGCGCTTCGACCCGCGGCGCGACGGCGATCGGACCACGCCGTGGCACTCCGGGTCATGACTGCACGTGCTGCAATGGCAGCGTCCGTTCATCCTCGGCTGGACGTAGGTGCGGCAGACGGGCGGAATCGGGCGCGTGACGGGCCACGTGTGGGCGTGGCACTGGCAGCGGTCCGGGCGGCGATCGGGTTCGAGGGCCATCGTCAGAACGCCTCCGTCAAGACGGCCGGCGCGGCGGCGTGCACCCGCTCGCGACAGTCGGCATCGCTGATGTCGCAGAACCCGCATTCCCGGGCGCTCGGCGCGGTCGCCATCGGGGGACCTGACAGCTCGCGCAGGAGCGCGATGATCTGCTCGCGGCGCGGCTGGGACAGTTCTTCGCCGGCGACGTCGATCGCGTGCGTCTTGTAGACGACGCGTCCGGACCGGCGCGGCGCGACCGCCCCCACGAGCGGCAGCGCGAAGAGGTAGATGAGGATCTGCCACCAGTCGGCATCGCGCGGCTTCCCCGTCTTCACGTCGAGGATGAGCAGCTCGTCGTCGCGGATCGCGAGGAGGTCCGGCTTCCCGGCCAGGACGCAGCCACGGCCCTGCAGACGAAACGCATTCTGATCCTCGAGCGTCACGCGCCACCCCTCGGCGCGCAGCGTGGCGGCCTGTTCGGTGACGAGCAGGTTGTGCTCGGTGGTCCACGCGGCCAGGTCGAACGTCTCGTCGGGGCGCTTGTCGTACTTGAAGTTGGCCTTGAACCAGGCCGACCAGACGCAGCGGTCGCCGCCGGCGAGGAGCTTGGTCAGCCAGGTGACGTAGACGTAGGGGCCGCCGCGGCGGCGTGTCGTCGCCATTACTCCACTCCCGCCTTCGCCATGCGCTCCGCGCGCTCCGGCAACGCGAGCAGATGCCGGGCAGCTTCGAGCGCGCCGATCGCGGCGGCCCGCGACCCGGTCAGCAAGCCGAGCTCGGCACACCACTCCTGCGCGACGGCGACTTGGATGTGCCCCGGGAGTTGCGCGAGCCGCTCGTCGGTCAGCGGCTTCGACCCATCGAGCACCTGGCTGACGAACTGATGCGAGCAGCGCCACCAGAATTCGAGCTCCTTCTTCTGCAAGCCGAGCCGCGCGAGCGCATCAGCCAGGCAGTCCGAGAGGTCCCGGTTGCGCCGCGCAACCGGCGCAGAGTCGGCGGGGTGACGCGACGCAACTGGAAGGGCGGCAGACATAGCTCTACCGTTGTGCCTGATGAGACACGCGACCCCGCACGAGCGTCAGGCGTTCATCGGCGTGGCACGCCGCGGCGCTGCGCAGGTACGCGATGACGTCGTCGACGTGGAAGCGCGTGGCCGTGAAGCGCGGCCACATCTCCGGGATCGGCCAGGTGCCGGCACGCAGCATCCGGTAGTAGGTCGTGCGGCCGATGCCGAGGTAGGCGCAGATCCCGTGGACGTCGAGCCAGGCGCGATCGCCAGCGGCGTCGAGGAGGCGCGCGATCGCCTGGTCGAGGCTGTGCGCGGCCGGCGGCGGCGCGAGGACGTCAGCGACGCTCGACGCCTGGGTCCCTGCGGCCTGCGGGCTGGGGCTCGCCTGGCCATCCAGACGCCGAGCGCCGGTGAAGTACTCGCGCCGCGCCATCACGCGCTCGCCTCCTGGCGCTGCTGGTCGAGGTACAACCGGATGCGGTGCAGGGTCCGGTCGTAAACCTTGGCATTCGGGGTCGTCAGGATGCGGAAGAGCGTGCGGTACGGGATACCGCACTCTTCGGCGAGCTGCCGGAATGGCAGGTTCCGATCGAGTCGCAACTGATTCAGTTCTCGAATTTCTCTGACCAATGGCCATTCTCTCCAGTCAACGTAACGTTGACAGTGCTGTCAATATAAGCGCGATGGAATGGCACTGTCAAGCACGAGTTGCACTAGCGGCAATTCATGTTCTCTCGCTACCTTACGGTCACCGTGAGCCAGACGCCGGAATCGTTCACCGAGCTACTGCGCCAGATCGTCCAAGGTGCGCAGTCACAGGTCGAGGTCGCCCGTGCGATCGGCATCACGCCGCAACGCTTCAGCCGGGCCTTAAACAAAGGCGATTTCCCGTTGAGCGTGGAGAACTGCCTTCGACTCTCTCGGGCGAGTGGAGTGCCGGCATCACGCATCCTTCGCTCAGCCGGCAAGCAGGACGTCGCTACCCTCCTTGAGGAGCTGTACGGCGAACCTTCAACGAGCATTGAAGAGCGGGCTCACCTGAGGGATTGGCGGGCGCTGCCGGCCGGCGCGCGGCACGAGTTCACACGACTGATCCGCCGGCTGCTCTACGGCGAGGGGGCATCAGGCCCATCGCCAGGCACGACGCGGCACGTCGAAGAGACGCCGGCCACGAAACCGATGGCGCGTAGCAGACGAGCCGGATGAAGGGACCGACGCGCGCACAGCTCGTGGAGCGGGAGATCCGCGAGCGACTCACGCCGAAGGAATACCGGCGCCTCGAACTACTCCTCACGTGGACGTTGCGCTATGTCGATGAAATCCTGAAACGAAAGGTTCCGCCGAAGACGCTACGCGCCGCGCTGCGGCCACGTGTCCAGGCGCCAGCGGCCGACGCGGAAACCGTCGCGGCCTTCGAAGCGATCGCCGCAATCATCCGCGAGTCGGATCTGGCGGCCGAAAGCCGGGAACGCCTGACGATCATCAAACCACGCCCAGCGAAGGCAAGCATCAACAAGGACGCTCGATGAAAAACTGCCCGTTCTGCGCTGAAGAAATCCAAGACGCCGCGATCGTCTGTCGGTTCTGCAATCGCGAGCTCGCGCCTGGCGCGCTGCCCGCGACGCCTCAGAAGCCGACCGTCGTCGTGCACACGCCCGTGCCGCGCTGGAGTCCAGGCGTCGCGGCCTTCCTCAGCCTCATCGTTCCCGGCGCCGGCCACGTGTACAAGGGCGAGGCGGGCACCGGCATCGTGTTGTTCGTCGTCACGGTGGTCGGCTACGTCATGCTGATCATTCCTGGCCTGTGCCTGCACCTCGTAGCCATCCTGACCGCGGCGCAGGGCAATCCGTACGCGGCGCCAGGCGTCGCTGTGAAATCGTCCTACTGGTCTTCGACGCCGACGCGTCGCACCCGATCGTCCTACTGGTCATCGCCGGCGACGACATCGCCGCCGCCGTCATCAGCCAAGGACTGATGGGGCGCCGCGGCACGTCGACGCGCATCGAGGACGGCATCTACCGCGACCCGGGCGGGTATCGCGTCGTCGGGTTCTTCGGCGAGACGCGGCGTGAGGAGCGGTGGCCGCTCGGCACCGACATCTCGACGCTGCGCGACGTCCGCGGCCGGCTGCGCGCGGAACTGAGCAAGGGCGCGCCGCCGCCGCACGCGAAGGGCACGCTGGTCGGCGACGTCGATCGCTACGTCACCCAGATCACGTATCTGGCGAGCTGGCGAGAGCGACGCGCGGAGCTGAAGGCGTGGGTCGCCCTGTTCGGGCCGTTGCAGCGCCGGAGCCTCACCGCCGAACACGTCCGCATCGCGATGAGCCGATGGCGTCAGGACGGGAGGGCGCCGAAGACGATCGTCAATCGCGTGCGCAGCCTGCAGACGCTCTATCGGGCGCTCGACGGGCGCCGGGCCGTGACGCCGTGCGATGACGTCACGCTGCCGGCCGTGCCGCGTACGGTGCCGCAGGCGATTGATCCGGCGATGGTCGTCGACGTCGCGGCGCAGCTCCTCGAGCGGGAGCAGGCCGGGCTGATCCGGAGCGCGAAGACGCGGGCGCGGTTCATGGTCCTGGCGTCCACCGGGAAGCGCCCGTCCGAAGTGATGCGCGCCGAGCCCGGTGACGTGGACCTTCAGCAACGCGTCTGGCGCGTGCGCGATGGCAAGGGCGGGTGGTCGGCTGGGCTCTGGCTCAACGATGACATGCTCGCGGCGTGGACGCTGTTCGCCGCCGTGCGCGCCTGGGGCGGGTTCGATGTGAGCGCGTTTGATCGGACGTTGCGCGCCGCCGGCTGGCCAGAGAACGTCAGGCCCTACAACCTCCGGCACGCGTTCGGGATTGCGCTGTCCGAACAGGGTGAAGACCTCGCCGACATTCAGGCGATGATGGGACACAAGCGGATCGCGACGACGCGCCTGCACTACGTGCCGGTGCTAGGCGGTCGGCTCAGGGAGGCGAGTGCGCGCCTGTCGGGCCGGCTGCAGTGGCCGGCCGAGGTGTCAGCGCCGGCGGAGAAGGGGAAGAAACGGGCCTGACCGTGGCACCGGCACCGTGGCACGGCGCCGGATCCTGTCCGTCGCCAAGCCGTTAGGAGCCGACGCGGTTGGCTTCGACTCCCAGGCGCTTCCGCCAGCCTCCAGCATAATAATCCTCATAATAATTAAGGATTTTGCGAATCTCTCCGGCCGGCCGTGTGCACATTCGTCCGGGAGAGTGCCACAAATTCCGCCGTGTTCGCGTGGTTTCCGTCGTCACCGTGGCACCGACCGTGGCACCGCCGACGTCTGCCCTCGGGTCAGAACCCGAGGCAGGTTGATCTGCCGGAGCAGCAGCACCAGGCACAGCAGCACGACGATGACGAGGATCACGGTCGCGATCGGCTCCCCCACCTTGAACGCACTCGTCAGCGACTTGGTGCCCCAGATCACGACACAGACGACCAGCACGGCGATCAGGATCGAGACCAGCGTCATGGCAGTCATAGGGTGTCTCGTTTCAAGCACAGCGCCACCAGCAGCGCGGTGACGCCGGCCAGGATGGTCGTCACCAGGCCGAACGCCACGCCCACCACGAGCAGCGCGGCGCCTTGGATGAGAAGAAACTCCCGCACGGGGATGGCCACGCGCGCTAGCGTTTCTTCGATCCCGCGCGCTCGAGGGCAGTGACCCGCGCTTCCAAGGCCGTGAGGCGGGTCGCGAGATCGTGGTCTTTCTTCGCGGCGGGTCGCACGGTCCGGCCCGTGGCACCCCCCGCGTGCTGCTTCTTCGCCATCGTTACCTCCAGAATCATTGACTCGGTTGTGTCGCGATCATCGCCAGCAACGCGTCGAGAAACGCCGGGAACGGCGGCACGCCGACCACCCCGACCGTCAGCGCGCGTTCGTCAGACACCGTCGATTGCAGTCGGAGTGTGTGCGTGCAGTCCGTCGGGACTGGCGTGCCTTCCTGCACGTACCAGATTTTTGACACGTATTTCTGCGCGTCGGGGTTGTCGGCGAGCCACTGGTCCAGCGCCTGCTGAATATCGATCGGGACGTCGATGTCCGCCATGATTACCTCCCAATGGCTTGACGGATTTCGTCAAGCATCCGCAATTCGTTCTCCCACTGCTCGAAGTGGAAGGCCCCTTCGATGAACGGGATCATCTTCCGATCTGACTGGTGCGAGATGTTGAACCCGCGCCGCCAGTGGTCGATGAGCACGTCTCGGATGTCGTTGTACTCGTAGGATTGCCCCACGTCCGTCGTGTTCCCGTTCCGGCATCCATCTGTGGACATGAAGATGCGCCGTGGGTCGGCTTCCGCCCAGGCTTCCGGGTAGGTGTCGGGCACTTCGCCCGGCATCACCTCGTCGATGTAGGAGACGTGGTCAAAGTTGTGGAACTCGATCCCGTCCATGCCCCCGTTGATGACCATATTCCGGTACTGGCCCGTGTTGTTGTTCTGCCGGTTGCAGATCGTGAAGCAATCCGGTCGCTGCGCTTTGATCTCCGCATAGATCCGCTGGTGCATCGGCTTCTCGGGGGATTCGTTCGCCGTGCGCGCATAGATGCCCGTGGCCGGTACGAGGCGGAACGTCTCCGCGATGAACGCCTGCAATACCCAATCGGGGAGCAGGAAATAGATCCCTTGGTCGTCGTTGGGGTCGCCCCATTTGACGCCGTTGACGTTCTTCCGCACGGGGTTCTGGTCCCGGTCGGGGACCCAGAGCATCCCCTGCTTTTCCTTCGAGCAGCAGTACAGGTCGAAGAAGCACAACTGCACAACCATGCCTCGGCGATGCGCCGCGTCGATGGTCGCGCACGTCTGATCCCAGTACGCAGTGTTGACGATGCTGAGGTCGTACTTCCCGTCAGACCGAGGGAGCCACGGCGAGATCGTCCCAAACTGACCCGCGTCGTCCACCCAGGGCATCATCCACAATTCGGTCGCATTGACGCCGAGTTGCTGCATCCGATCGAAGAACTCGTCCGCATGCGGCGCGATGAGTTGTTGGCTGCCCATCGCGGCCACCCAGCATCCGAAGAGTTGGTCCCGGCCAGGGACGGGGATGGGACCGGTGGGTCCCCCGCCCCCTACGGGAAAAGCGGCAGCTTGTCGCCCGCCGGGTTGAGCAGTTGCCGCATCTCGTTGCGGTGCTTTTTCCAACTGGCCGCGAGCGACATCCCCGCATTCTGATAGTCAAACTCGGTGCGGGTCGCCCAGATCGCATATTGCGCGTCCGGTTCCCGCCCCATCACCCGATAGTCGGCGATGGCCTGATTCATGGCGCCGGCCGGTTCGCCATCGACCATCGGCGGGGCGGTGTTCAGGTAGAACTGTTCGTCGTAGGGTTTGCCAGGCATAGGAGGCTCCGGGGGTTCAATTGGGGGTTCAATCGGCGGTTCGATGGGTGGCTCAATCGGTGGTTCAACGGGCGGCTCGATGGGCGGTTCGACGACGTCGAGCACGAACGGCGGCACGTCGGTGACGCGAATCCCGCCCTGGCCGCCGGCAATCACGGTCCACTGACCAGGCGTCGGTTCTGCCGCGCGCGGTCGGAACGCCAACCCGTCGAAGAGGCGATAGGTCGGATCGGGCAAGCCGTTGCGGTACCCGAGGCACCGCGCCGGCCCTTGGTTGTTCTGGCCGACAATGAGATCGCCGCTCTGGTACGGCCGCGAGATCGCCGGGTAGGCCGGCCAGAGGAAGTCCTCGTCAATCGTGATGACGTCGCCCGAGGGCAGGATGCGCGAGATGCCCTGCGTCGTGTCCGCATCGACCGCCGACGACCCGATGTACGCGCCGTCCCGCGCGTACAAATGCGTCACCAGTTTGATCGGGCCGCCTGGTCCCAACTGCACGACCGACGACCACTGCCAGCGGTCACCGACCCACGCGACGCACGTCATCTCGGTGCCGAAGGGCACCTCGCTCGTCGGCCGCACGATCTCGGTCACGCCGATCAGGCAGAGCGCGAGCGCCGGCCCGCGCTGGTAGACCACGGCGAGTTGCCCATCCAGGTTCACGGCCATGCGCGGATAGAGCGCGTACACGCGGTCGCCGGCAAACGCCCCCGGCAGGAGCGCCAGGAGCTGGCTCCCGTACGTGTCGGCGTAGACCGCCACGGCATCGCGCGCCGCGACTTCCGTCGCGAGATAGACGCGGCCGGCGACGGCCACCAGGTCGGCGTATTCGCCACTGTCCGGAATGATCGACTCGCTCATCTCTCACCCGTTAGGCAGCGGGCGGATCCGGTGTGCCGGTCACCGTGCCGGGAATCACGCCATCCGCGGCGAGCTTCTCGAGCACCCGTTTGTGCATCGACTTCGTGGTCAGGTTCGCGGTGTTCAGCTGCCGAATCATGGACTCGGCTTCCGCCCCGATGTATTGGTGATTCAACAAGACGCCGTTATTGTCGACGAGCGTGATCTCGACGGAGCCCGTGACCCCCGGACTCACGACCCGATCCAGGTCCAGCGTGAGCGACGACACGCGGTACTTCGTCGTGGTCGGTGGCTGGACCGGGTCTGTGAGGATCAATTCTTCGGCCATGCGTGTATCCCCCTTAGCGCTTGGCTTCTCTCAAGGCCGCGAGTTCCTTCTTCAATTCGGCGATTTCGGCCTTCTGCTGTTCGAGTTCCGCATACAGCACTTTGGTGCTCGCAATCAACGCGCCGAACAACTCAATGTCGTTGAGGCTTTTCCCTTGCGGATACTCGGCATCGCGGTCCAGGCCGAACCACGGCGCCTCGTCGGTGACGAGGCCAACGAAGCGCTGCCCGTTGTAGCGGCCGTTGCGATAGGTGAAGTCGTAGAGCGGCGTGTCGAGGATCTGCCGGAGCTTCGCCGCATAGTCCACGTACTCGCCGAAGACCTGCTTGGAGGCCCGCGTCGAGGTCTGCGTGCCGATCACCGTGCCGCCCGTGTCAGCGGGAGCGCCGTCTTCCTCAGGCGCCGAGCCAATGCGCAGGACGTCGCTGGTATCCATCCAGACGGCGCCGCCGACGCCCTGGCGGTCGATGAAGTAGATCACGCCCGGCGATCCGTTGCCCGAGGTATTCCGCCCGAGGTACAGGTACGTGCCGCCGGCATTGCCCGTCCCGACGGGCGAGTCGTAGGCTTCAAACGCGGCGCCGAACGCCCCCGGGACCATTGGTGTCAGCCCCAACGCCGTTTCGGCAAACGACCCCGCGCCGCCGACGACGAGCGATTCCCCGATGCCGAGCGCCCCCCCGATGGTCATATCGTCTGACACGACCGTTTCCCCGTCGCCCCGAATGCTGAACAGCGTCGTCGAAGCACTCGAATCGCTCACCAGCACGGCATAGTTCGTCGTGTTACTGCCCGCTTGCACCTCCAGTCCGAACGAGCCGCCGACCGCACTGGTATTGACCGCGCGCAGGGCATAGACCCCGGATCCGCCGGTGCAGGTCAGCGAACTGCTCGCTTCCGCACAGATGGAATTGCCGATCGCGCCGGCCGCCGTGAACTTCGGAATGGTGCCGGCCGTCCCGCTGATATTCGTGAGCGTCAACGTATTCGGCACGTCGGCGTCGGTCAGGGCCGCGCAGCCCAGGGTGCCGCTTGCATTGATCGACGTCGCAAACTGCGTCGCCGAACAATCTGCCGGATTGGCCGCGAGCGCCGTCGCGGTCGCCGCGAGCATCACCGTGATCGAGTCCGGCACGTAGGCGTCGGTGAGGGCCACGCACCCCAGCGTGCCACTCGCGTTGATCGACGTGGCCACCTGATTGGTCGTGCAGTCCGCGGGATTGGCGGCCAGGGCGGTCGCGGTCGCGGCCAGGTCCACCGTGATCGTGTTGGGAATATAGGCGTCGGTCAGTGATGTCCAGGCGGCGTCGGTCCCATTCGAGGCGAGCACCGTGTTCGCCCCGCCGATCGTGAGCCGCGCCCAGGCCGGCGTGCTATTCCCGACGAGTAAGGCGCCTCGCGCCACCGCGGCGGCCGACGTATCGGTATGCGTCGCGCTCAAGAGCGCATGCGTCGATCCGCCCGCCACCGTCGCGCACGTCAGCGTCCCACTGGCATTAATCGCCGTCGCATACTGCCCCGCGGTGCAGTCGGCCGGGTCGGCGGCGAGCGCGGTCGCCGTCGCGGCGAGAGTGACGGTGATCGTATCGGGCACAAAGGCGTCGGTCAGGGCGACACAACCGAGCGTCCCGCTCGCATTGATCGTCGTCGCGACCTGGTTCGCAGGACAGTCGGTCGGATCGGCGGCGAGCGCCGAGGCCGTCGTCGCATTGCCCAGGAACGACGGCGCCGTGATCGTGCCGGCCGTCGACAGGTTCCCGCCGGCCTCGGTGAGCACCGAGTCGCCGAGCGTCGTCGCCGTCGCGAACTTCGGGAGCGTGCCCGCCGTGCCGCTGATGCCCCCGCCGCCGCCGCTGGAGACATCCGTCCAGCCGGTATTCGTGCCGGCGCCGCTCGTCTTGCTGTAGACCGTGGGCGTCGTGTCCGTCCGCAGATAGACGTCGCCGATGTTCCCGAGCACGGCGCCCTCGGGAGTGCCGCTGCCACTGCAGATCCGCGTCGTATCGCTGACTTGCGTGCACGTGGCCTGCGCGGCGACGGGCGCGGCCCCGAGCAGCCAGGCGAGGAGCAGAAGGCCGATTGTCTTAGGCACTGACTTCCCCCATCCCCATGACGGCGCCGGCGCCCGCCGTATGGTTCATGGTGACTTGCAGCCGATAGAACTTGCCCGCCGCGGCGATGAACGGACCGAGCGTCTGCCAATTTCCCGTGGACGGATCCGAGCTCGTGGCGCTCGTCGCGGTGCCGGTGGCGACGGTGGCCTCGACGGCATGCGCCGCCGAACACCGGGCGATACTCGGCGTCGCCGTATGCGCGCTGAATTGCGAGCGCGTGAGGACGTGCACGACCCAGGTGCGCCCATCCCCCGGCACGTCGTGCGCGTCGGGCATGGATTGCGCCGTCGTCGTGCCCGAGGGCGCCGTGCGGCCCATCGTCCCGCCGTAGGCGACGGCGCTCGCCGCGGTCGAGGGCACGATGCCGCCGCCACTCATCCCGCCGCCGCCAGTGGATGGCTCGACGAGTGGGCGCGCCGCCGACCGGCCATCCCTGGTCACGGTCCGCACGATGTTCCGAGCGCTGCCGGCCATGTGGCCCCTTCCTACAATCCGCCGATGTCGCGCGCCACGAGCGTGACCGACAGGGTATCCAGATTGAGCACGTGCTCCTCGACGCGAATGAGGCGATCCGCCCAGCCAGACGCGGACATCCCCTGATACTCGTCGAGGGTGCAGTTGTCACCGTTCTCGACGTCGGTGCCGCACAGGTCCACATCGAACGTGGCGTGAATCGGCCCATCCTTCAGCCGCGTCAGCAGCTCGCCGACCACGTCATCGGCCGTGGCGCCGTCCCGCACCATCGGCAGCTCGAGGTCGTAGAGGCGCGTCTCCCCCAGGGCGGTGATCGAAGCCGTGTCTTCCTGCGCGAGCGTGTCCGCCAACCAGTCGGTCTGTGGCG